ACTCTGGGGCAATGGCTTTAGTTTTTGGGGATGAAGATACTAAAGCCAATTAGACCACTTTTACTTTTTCTTTGGTGGTCTACCTTTTGTAGTACCGTAAGTACCTTTTCCTTTTGGCATGGTATTCTCCATAATCTTTACTTAAATATGAAAGAATTTTTTTATTCTGTCAATAGTTTTACGCTCTTCTCTTAATTGTTTTTTGGTTAATAAACATTCTAGTTCTACTACTCTTCCTAATAAACTTGCTAAAAAGACATCTTGTTTCATTTGATGCCGTATTAAATGTGTACAATACCTTTTAACTCCATCATAATCATCGCTTTTTAAAACTTCTCTAACACGCATTTCAACAGATAACTGCAACTCTACAGGTGGTTCTTCTATTTCAATGTTGAGAAATTTATCTTTAGCCATTAGTTTAATTTGGGAAACAATTGCTGCTCAAGAAAATCAACAGCCCTATCGTCCAACGTGTTTGAGGTTTGCTTAACAATTGTTTCTCGCAAAATGTCAATAATCAAACGCTTCACCGCAGTAGTTGATAAGAACCTTACAAGAATAGGTTTTAGTATCTTGTACATAGTTTGTTTGTTTTTCCAAACATAGCACACGTTATTGTATCTTGCCTTCTATTCTGCTAACCGCTTCTGATAACTTGTTTAGTCTAAAGTATATGTCTCGTATGTCTCGTTCTCTACGACTACTCATATTAGATATAACCATAACTAAAGCTGTAGCTGCTGCTCCCACTAATGCACCATATATCTCAGGCATTTGCGTAAATAGGTAATTATGTATAGTATGACTAATAAATCCTAATTATGGCAGAGGAACAAGAAGAAAAAGAAGGCACGGATTGGGGAGAAATTTTTGGTCATGCTGTCCGATTTATGATTCTTTGCTGGTCGCTTGCAATGATGACTCTTGGATACATGGATAAGATCCGTAATGATGGCGCTTTTTTGGCCGGCTTGACCAGTGGCGTCCTCGGTTCATACGGTATCTCCGTTAACAAAAAAAAACCTGTAAACGCTGCTAAAGTAAATGACACAAAGGTAGGTACACAATGAAAAAACTACTAGCACTATTACTATTTCTTGCCCCAACGTCACCAGTTTTAAGTGACATAACGCAAAAATTTACGACATCTGCCCAGATCTCAGTAGATATGCCGTACTCTGTTACTAATAAATTAGGTACGACATATTCAATATCAGGTAATAACATAACTCCATCTGTAACTGCCGGAGGATCTACAACATCTAATGCAATAGGAGGATTAAATTTATCCAGTTTGACCGCAGGTGTTCCGGCTCTTATACAAACTGACAAAGCAGTTACCACCGCAGGCAGTGCATTCTCACTTACTGAAGCGGTAACCATAGGTGATGCTACTCCAAGTGCAATCACTCCATCGTCAGGCATAGCAGCACTACCACATCTTGGTGGACAAACAACTATAGGATCTGGAGGCACTTTGGGATCAGGTTCTATGACTTCTTTATCATCAGGTGTTCACACTTGTAGTGGTGCATTTGGATCTGGTTCTAGCTGCGTAGGATCAACAACAGTAACCATAACCATAGATTGAAAAAACTTTGGCCGTTATTAATAATATTATTTCCTGTCAAAACCCTTGCAAACCCAGTTGTGCCTACCTTCCGAACCGGAAGTTCCAGCACAAATTCCCAGACTCAAAGTGTAGTGACAGAATCCGTGGTTTCTCACCAGTTCCGTACAGGGTATTCTCTGAGCGTATCAGGCACGAACATAGAAAGTGCAGATGTTAATGGTTATATTAATTCAATACCTACGGCAGAAGCTGAACAAACAGTTAATGGGATTAACTTTTCATATACAAGTCCTACGTTGGAAGGTGTGCCTAGATGGAAAATAGTAAACGAAGGTCAGCCTTTCAGTTTGGTCGAATCAATAATTTCTCCCGGCCTAGACACAATAACCACAATCAACAGGGTCATAAACACAACAACTACAACCACCGTAGAAACAACGTTTGGGCAGTAATTTTACTTTGCCTATGTCCAACTAAGGTTTTAGCTAATACAACCGTAGCAAGCCCATCTAGCAACGCACAGGGAACGGTAAATAACAATGCCACTATGATAGCTCCGCAATCTAATCCGCAGTTTAGAATGTCGCAGGGTATTGTTTGTAGCTCACCTAGCCTTACCATCACACCATTCCTTACAGATTCATGGTCATTTAACCGACCTATTGAAACTGTTACTAGACAAAATATATATAATGAAGATACAGGTGCTATAAAGTATGTTCAAGAAACACCAAGGTTTGAGAAGGATAATTACAATTTAAACTACGGTATATCAGCACAATTCAGTATTCCGTTAGGCAAAGCACCTGCACTATGTCATCAGGCAACAGAGATAAATATAAAAAACCAAGAATTATTGTATAAAAAAACTGAACTAGAAGTCGCTCTGTTTCGGCTAAAAGTATGTGGTGAACAAGCTAAACAGGGGGTTTATTTTACAGGCAAATTTGCAACGATATGCGAGGGCATTGCAGTTACTGTTCCTCCCGGTCAGGTGATCCCTCATTCTCATTCTTTGAAACCTTAGATTTAGTTAGACGTTTTATAAGCTGCTTCGTTAAAGGTTTTATAGCGTTCAAAATAAGAGGAGTACTCGCAGCGATACTAGCAACAAAAAAAGTAGAGACAGCCATACTAGGCGTAGGTAAGTACTGGTCGATGAACTGTACGTCTTCATAAACAGTAGTGCAATCACCGTTGCTTTCTCTAACATAATCCTTAATACGCTCCAATCGCTTATCGTTAACAAAACTTCCTATTCTGGGGGCTTTGTCTGGTGGACAGGGTTTGTATTCATCTTCTTTTTTTTCTTCTTTTGGTATTTGAGTTTTAGGTGGCTCACTAGTTGGCATCTCACTATCGTTAGCAAGATTAGGCATTTCTTCTGTAATTGTTAATTGATCTGGTACATAGTCCAATGGGTTAAAACTAGGGTACGGACAATTACTAATTACACCATTAGGATCTTCTATTATTAAATTTCTATTGCCTGTATTTTTAGTATCTCTGTGGTAGTAAATGCAACCTATAACTTGTACATTTGAATGCCCATAGTCAGGCACATAGGTATATGGGATATGAACATCAGGTATATGTATCTCAGGTATTTCCAATTATTTTTTTGGAGGTGTTGGCAATGCAAAAGATGGACCAGTTGTTTTTGGCAATGCGTTATCCATAACATTAGGTAATAGCCCCTTGACCTCGCCAAGTATAGAGTTCATAATCTTAGCTTTAAATTGCTCAGATGAAACATATTTGTATGTAAAAAAACCACCGCCTAAAATACCTAACATAAGGATTCCAGTTACGATGGTAATAATGTCTAAAGCTTTTCTCATGGTTAAAGAACAGATAGCACGAGCCACAGCACTAATGTCCGTAGTCGTTTTGCTACTTATTGTAGCCTTATCTCCTCTCTACGTCACTATGGGATTAATGACAAAGCAGTTACATGAAAAAGTTAAGTAGTTTGTTCTGGTGCTGTTGGTACAACTTCAACAGTTGATGCTTTTCTGTCATCTAAAATTGCTTGAATTTGCGTATACCTAGTTTTCATTTGGTTTACAATTTCTTGTGCTTCATTATGCTTTTGCACCACTTGTGCTAACTCTTCTTGAAGTTGTTGGTCTGTAGGTCTGGTCATTATTCAGATGGTTTATCTGCTATTAGTTTAGCTTTCCATGCAGCTTTTACATCATCAGTCCACACAGCGTTACATATTGCAGATACCTCTGCTGGTTCTGCCGATAAATCTGTATCTATGTAACTACCTGCACCATCTAAAATACCGGGTACTAAAGTATATCTGAAATATGTTCTTGTTAGTTCAGCACCATCTTTTTTGATGACATTTGCTTTTCTTACCTGCACATGTTTATGAACAGTAACGATCTCTATTTTGTCGTATTCAGTTGTTTCTGTAAGTGCCATTAGGATTAATCTCCGATTAAAACAGGTTTAGGCTTAGTTTTAAGACATAGCTACGGTCTAGGTTGTAACGTAAGTAAAGTACCCTGCAATCCTATCCCCTGCTGATTCGGAATAACTATACAAACCATCACCATTTTCAAAAAATTCCATTAAATTTGCACTACTTGTATGACCTACTAACATATCAGTTTCCGAACCATCAAAATAACTTATTGTAAGTGCGCCACCAGCACCTTCTGAAGTTGACTCTTTTGAAAAAGGTAATCCAGAAAACCTTGTTCTAAAATTAGGGGAACTATTACCGCTATCAAAATTTATATCAAAAAAACAAGTCACTAATTTTCCAATTTTTATATATCTTCTTGCTGCAACATTACCTGAATTTTGTAGATGCAAAGTCTTACCATCAACTGCTGTTGGACTCCAATAACCTTCTTCATAGTCATCAAGTGCGTTGGCTTCTGCGGTGTCTCCGTTAAAGGTTAGACCTCCCCCTGCAAGAATACGGAGACGTTCTGTATTATTAGTAGCAAATCGTATAGAGTTATTTTCTCTTTGCCATAAAATTAAACTTTCACCTCCATCTATACCAATTTGCGCTCCATCACTAGCAGAAGTTCCAGTATCGCTATTAGTAAAATGAATATAATTATTACCCGAAGTAGATTCATTTAGATGTAATTTATATATTGGACTTGTTGTACCAATACCGACCCTTCCAGACGAATCTATCGCAAATCTATGAGTAGAACTAGCTGGTGTCCCACTTTTAATAACAAATAAATTTTGAGAAGAGAAATTATCTGCTCCAACACACCAATGGTTTGCATTGGCATTTATGTGCATAAATGTATTACCACTTGTACCAGCAGTTCCAGATAATTCTAAAACAGGGTTTGCTGCTTCAGCTTTTAAAGTAGTCCCATCAAAAGTTAAACTTGCTTCACCTTCTAAAGTATTAGCAGTACCAGAGCCAGTAATAACTCTGTTGTCTGCGTTGTTGTTTATTGTTGTTGACACCTTTGCGGTGTTAGCTGTTCTCTCTGTATTTATAGCGTTAGCTAATTTGTCAGTTGTGACAGCATCATCTTTAACGCCATCAGTAGAAATTTTAGTTAGTGCCATTAATCAGCCTCCTCTGGTGTGTTTCCCTCTGCTACCCAAGCAAGGTACTCTTGGTAATCTGTGTTTGCTTCGTCAAATGGAATAGACAAAGTGTTTTTAGTATTTAAATCTTTAAGTACCGATTTAATCTCTCCGCTTATTGGATTTTTTACGAGTTTGTATGTAGTCATAATTCAGCAGTTAAACGAAATTTTCCATCAGTAGTGGCACTATTTAATCTTGTAAAATGTGAAACACCACCACCCCTTGAATGAGTACCACTATTATATATTTCAAGAATACTTGTACTTGCAGTATTATCAATATTCAAAGTGCTGTAAGTATTTGAACTACCATTACCATAGGATTGAAAATAATTACCACTTGTATTTTGCTCAATAGTAGGAATAGCCCTCATAGGTGTAGGTAAAACACAAACATGATATATTGTTGAACTATCGTAACCAGAACCATTAAATAAACATTGTGTGGTAGCTTGACCTTGAAAAGCTGGATTGTAACAATAACGTCTGCAAAGATCAAGCTCCTGACCGAATGACCTATGCTCAAAATCTGTTGCCACGCTGCCGACTTCTAGTTGAATTCCTGTTATATACCATTCATTTGATGTACTATCCGCTAGGTTTACATTACTAGGCGCACGATTAGCCTGAGTAAATGAACTGAAAGTATTTTGACTTGATCCGCTATTAAAAGTTGATCCAGCTACTAACCACCAACCAAGATCTAAAGATACACCATTATCATTTGCAAAAGCTCCTGTAGTGTCTGCGGGAAAAGTTACAGTATATTTATTCCAATTTGTGTTTGAAACTGTATATTGAAATGAACAAAGTCTAGCATTATCTTGATCTATTGCTTCAACATTATAAGTACCTGTTTTATTTGTTTTAACCCAAAATGATAAAGTTAATGGTTTTGCATTAGATGTTCCCTTACAAACACCTTGTAAATCTTGACCTTCTATTCTGTAATAATGTTGAAGATATGCATTAGCATTTAAAGAAGTAACTGCTGTAGTGCAATCATACTTTGTTGATTTTGTAAAACCATTGTCAGAAGGTGCTTCTGTACTTTGGCTTATAGTCCAAGTTCCACCATAACTTCCTAAAGTCTTTTGTCTATCACAAGCAGGGAATCCTATACCAGACCAGCTTGATGATGAAGTACCACGTTGAGCTACTTGCATCGCTCCGTTAATTATTAAATTACGATTTGGTTTATTAGTAAGATTGGCAGTACACGTTCCATCAGTATTGTTGACAGTAATAGCAGCACTACTAGCTCCTACCCCTTTTATCGAATTTACTTTGATTTCACTCATGGTTTTGGATACTTGTCTTTAATAGCTTTGATAGTAGTTTTCCAAGCCGCTACACCATTATGATAAATGTCATCAAGCTGATCTTCAATACTTGGATACTCTGCTCTACGTTTAGATTTGTAACTATCGTTTTCTAAATCCCATGCAGCTTGTAATGCAGCAAGTCCATCTGTGCATTGTTTTTCGGTAGGTTTTGTACTCCCATCATGCACTATTAAGTTTGCATAGATTTTATTTGAAGAATCACTCCAGCCAAACCAGCCACCAGCTTTACTTCGTACAAGATAATCTTCTATGTGATTTGGTCTACCTGTTAAAAAATCCATTATGTATCTCCTAACCTTAAAAAGGTTACCTGTGTTAAACTTTCACCCGTGCTACCTGAAATATATTGAGGTGAAGCAACCTCACATTGTGCTCTAAATAGTACTTTGTAATTTGCCGTATCTATTACGTCAAATAAGAATTTTGTTTCTGCGGACATATAAACACCACTACCTGTACTAATACCGCCACTTGTATATGAAGTTGCGACAGTATTATAAGTTGTATTATCAGTTGTTCTGTTTATTAATGCACCAGCATATCTTTGTGTTTGACTTATTGAGTACATTGTCAGGTTAAATGAAATTAGGTATATGCCTGTTGATGGAAATGTAAAAATACCACTTGATTCAGTCATAGCTGAACCAATAGGTCCATAACCACTGCTATCGTTCCGTTCCCAGTTTGAATCTATAGTTTCAGTTATTGAACTTAAATTTCTATCAGTACTAACTCTCCACTGATCTGCCATTGTTATTCCAACACCACTTGAACTTGTTAAAAGCGTTCCATCAGCAATATCAGGTAAAGTTATAACTCTGTTATTACTAGAAGAAGAGGGTGCTTGTAAGCTGAAAGANCCACCACCTGATGCTGCGTTTAGTTTAATCTTTGCTGTCATCCTACAATTTCCATTAAATGTATAGTGCTTTTTCCACCAGCTGTTTGTACAGTTGCAGTACCACTGCTATAATCTCTAGCATAAACTTTGTAAGTAGCTGCACTCGTTGTACTAATACCTGTATCTAAAAACTGAATAGGTTTATGTCTTCTTGCTTCTGATATACCTTGTGAACCGTACTCATAAACATCGTAAGGATCATCAGATTCATATAGTGTTGTTTCCGTACCACTAACAGTTCTTGTTAATTTAAAACCCATACCTTCATCAGCATTATTAGGTGTTGATAGACCATAGTGTATAACTGCGGACACAAATACATTATTTGCGGTTGCAGATGGAGTAATATCTTTCTGAAGAGCTAAAAGATAATTCTGACCTGTAGGAGTTTGCTGTGTTGTAGTTGATCCCTCTACAATTTGTATAACTGAACCAGCGGGTTGAGCTGCAGAAGTCACTACTTTGGTACCATCAATACCACCTTGTGCTAATCCTGTGATACTTCCGTTTCCGTTTAATGTAATAGGCATAATCTAAACCACCGTATATACTGAACCGCTAGGTATAGTCAACGTGACACCTGCGTTAATTGTAATCGGACCTGCACTCATACCATTCGACCCTGATGGGATTGTTCTTGATGCACTCATAGTAGCACTATTCTCGTAGATAGCACCACCACCTGTAGTTGACGCAACACCTGTTAATGCTGATCCATCAATAGCTGGTAATGCACCAGTAAGTTTAGATGCTGTAAGTGTAGAAATCCTTGCATCTGCTACTGTTCCTGTTAAGTTACCTGCTGGTATAGACGTAAGGTTAGCTGCTGACGCTGCTGGTAAAGTTGCAGGGAATCTAGCATCTGGTACAGTTCCAGAAGTTAAATTAGATGCATTTAAATTAGTTAAATCTATTGTTTCAAAACTTGGTGCAGCACCATTATTAGCTCTTAAGAATTTACCATCATTACCAGATGTTCCGTTTGCAAAACTAGCTGGTGTTACCGTTCCATTACTTGGAGTACCAATACTAACTGTTGCTCCAATAGTAACAATGAAGAAATCAGCACCAGTTGGTGGTGCAGAACTAAATACAATCTCACTACCATCCAATGCAAATCCTTCACTGGGTTGGCCTGTTCCACTATTAGGTTTTTGTACAACACCGTTAATACTGACCAACATTTGTTGTGCAAATTGACCTGCATTGCTTAAAGTAAATTTGTATGCAACACCATTAAATGTTGCACTATTACCACCAGTGCCAGAAAATTGGCTTATTGTATTGATAAAGAAATTACCAATAGTTTGTGTCTCTTCCCATGCACTAGTAGTTGCGTTATAAACAAGAAGTTTTCCTAAATTTGTATTGTAAAATAAATCACCATTATCTAAATCAGTGGTTGGATTTGTTGCTCCTACTCTATATCTTGCTGCAAAAGCATTAACACCACTAAGATTACTAGCAACAGTATTTACATTTGCAATGCTGCCACCAACATTATTAACATTAGTAATTGCACCGCCAACTGTATTTACATTAGATATTGAACCTGCTACTACACCAATGTTGTCATCACCTACGGTAATAGTATTACCCATACCATTACCATGAACTGTGCAATAGTACCGTAACGATGCAGGGGCATTTGACGGTATTACAAAAGTAACATTTGCGTTTGCCTGACCTGCTGTACCATTTACTGTTACTCCACTTGTATATGAATTACCACTGCCATCTTTAAATGCTAATGGATGTCCACTATTTGTATTATTAGATTGGTCAAATATATATGTATATCCTCTTATTAAATTTAATGCTGGTGCTTGTACGCCATCTACAAAGAAATAATTAGAACCACCTACATTTTGTACTGTAATAGTAAAGGTTGTTTGACCTGCTAATACCTGACCTAACGCATTAATATTAGAAATATTATTACCAACAAGATTTACGTTAGTAATTGAATTTGCAACAGTATCTATTTCTGAAGTAGCTTCATTTAAATCATCAGCAGCAGTTACAACTGCATTAATATTATTAGCAACTGTTTGTAATTTGTTATTGTTTATTTCTGTTGCAACTGTGTTTACGTTTGCTATCGCACCGCTAACGGCACTAATATTAGAGTTTGCACCTGCAACTGTATTAATATTTGAATTGTTACCTGCAACTGTATTTATGTTACTTGCATTAGCTTGCACTGCATTGATATTAGATGCATTTCCGGCAACGGCATTTACATTAGATATATTGCCAGCAACTGAATTAACATTGCTTATAGAACCTGCAACTGTATTAGTATTTGCAAGATCTGAACCAGTTAAAATTACTTCTTTCCATGCAGTATTACCAAGGTCATAAACTCTTATGCGGTTAACTGTTGTATTAAAATATAATGCTCCATCTATTAATGCATTACCGTCATTATCTACGGTAGGATTACTTGCTTTTGCTCCTAAATATCTATCGTCAAAAGAATCTAATGCAGTTTCTGCTGCGGTTTTTGCAGTTTCAGCAGCCGTCTTAGCTGTCTCTGCTGCGGTTTTTGCAGTATCTGCCTGTGTAGCTTTTGTTGTGGCCGTGGATGCAGAACTGGCAGCATTTGTCGCTGATGTCGCTGCTGCCGTTGCACTATTGGCTGCTGCTGTTGCAGAGTTAGCTGCTGCCGTAGCTGACGATGCTGCATTAGTTGCTGATGTAGTTGCAGATGCTGCGTCTATAATAAGATCCCAATTTCCAGAGTTGGTGTTAGTTGTTAATGGTTGTGACCCAGAAGATGTATGCGCTGCATTACAAAAGAAAATATTATTTGTAGATGTATCTTTTACTAAATCTCTTACAGCGTAAGCACGACCAGCCGTCCAATCACCTCTGTATGTACCTAATTCTTGTAGTACTTCAAATTCACCGGCAGAGTCAAATGCTAAAACTTTGTTAGCTCTTGCGGCTGCGTTTTCAGTAATTTCTAAACTACCAATGGTATTTGTAAGTGAAAATCTAATTGACCTATCTAACTCTGTTTGTTGCTGTTGGTGAATAATTATTGCTTTATCTAAAGCATCATTAATAACTTCTGGAAAAAACCCACCTTGGTTAGTAAGATCTGTTCCTTGTAATGCTTCTACGTCAGATGTAATAACAATACTAAAACCACTTGGTAAATTAGAATTATTACCACCAGATTTTAAAGTAACGCTACCACCGGGATTGCTATTCTGGTCTGCGTTTAAAGTGACTATATAATCGTTGTTTAATCCTAGAGTTAATGTTGATTCTATACTTGTGCTTGCTTCTAATTTTTTAACAACTATATCTGCGTCTGTAAAAACTTTAAAAGAAAAAGGAAAAGTATGTGCAGATCCATTACCTACAAAAGGATTAGTCTTTCTTGTAGTCGAATTTATCGTCATTAACTAGACTTATTCACTATCTTATTAAGGTTACTATTAAATACTTTTATTACGGTCACGCCTTATTCCCTACTTTTGCGACTAGCTTTACCTGTTATTAATGCTCGTATATAATCTGGTGTATTTTCTGGATCTATTACACCTCTATTAATATCGTATTGAACACTAATAGGACGGCCTAATAATGTAAAAGGTATACCTGTAGCCAAAGTTAATAATGTTAATACATCTCTAACATTTTTTCCTGTTACTTCTTTGTCAGGATCAACAGCATTTATAAGAGTTCTAACCGTACCAACACCTGCTGCTTCTAAAGTAGACATAGATGGACTTGTTGTTATGCGATCATCGTATGGCAAGTCGTTAAATGAATTAAATGGCACAATAGCGATATTTCCAAATGGTAGTAAAGCAAAACCTGCTCTAAACTGTGAACCAAAAAACCAACCTGCAATATCGTCTAAATAACCATCTTCGTCTTCATCTTCTAAATCACCACCTGTAGCTCTTACTATTAAATCTGCAACAAAAGCTGGCATAGCAAAACCTAATAAATATGTCATAAACAATTGACCTTTTGTTCCTCGCCATCCAAGATCGTTAAATAATTTTTTATATTGTGTTGCATTTAGGTTCGCAATCATATTGAAATAACCACCAAACTGCACCATAGTTTTATAAAAAGGAGAACCAACTTGAAATGCTGCTAAGTCTTCTGCTTGTAAACTATCCTGTGTTAAACGTACATTTGCATCTGCTTGTTGTATGGCTTCTTTTTGTACTTCTATTTCTGACATAGTTTTTGGACTTTCAGTTAAAACTTTGTTGTAAGTAGCAGACCAAACTACACTATCAACTTGGTTTTGAAATGCTTGCTGCATAAAATATCCATGCCTTTCTGCCCATTTCTGTACTTTTTGGTATGCATTTGGATTAATTAACAATTGATTCAAAGTATCTTGTACATCAAATATTTGGTTAAATTGACGTTCTTTCATAAAAGGTGATAGCTCTGCTATTTCTTCTTGAAACTGCATTGGATTGCGTACATATTGTGCTAACGCACCTTTTAAATAACTAGGCCCTACCTTAATCATTGCAGGGAAATATCCTGTAAATTGTTGTAAACCATTTCTTATGTTTGCAAACATTATGCCAACACCAGTGCTTGCCCTAACTTTTGTCCAAAACTTATCAAAACCTTTAAATCTACCTGCTGTCATTGTTGTTTGACGAGCAGAACGATCAAGCCACGGCATTAATGCATTGTCCATTATAGTTGGATCTAATTCTGATAATCTGTTTGCAAAAGTTTTATTTTTTAAAATTTTAAATACATCTTCTATTGCAGGTTGTACAAACGCAAAACGTAATGCATCATCTATATGCTTAGTCATTATGCGTAAATCTAAAGATAATGGCTTGTTATACTCCACACGTTCTTTAGTAAAGCCATTACCAGTAGAAGGTAGTGATTGCCTAAATTCACTCCTAAGATCTTCTAATTTTGCTTTTATTTCTGTTTCGCTTACTAAAAAAGGATCTGTTTTTGCTGGTACATAACCACCTCTAAATGATCCATACTTGTTAACTACAGGTGTTGCTTCTACTTCTTTAAAATAGTATCCATATACATCGTTATGTGCTTTTTGTATAAGGGGTTTCATTTGTTCATTAAGATCCCATACTTCCTGTAAAAACGTATAGTCTTCTTTAGTTAATACACCTTCATTAATCATACGAGCTACAAAACTATCCCATGCACTTGTATTTAACGATCCATCTTCATTAATACTTGCCCAACCACGACCTAATAAAAGCTTACGCAAGTTACTTGTATTGCCAGTGTGCAACATAGCACCAAGTAGTTCTGCCTTACCAAAATCACCGTTAGCATTACCAAATGTATATCCAAATTCATTAGATACAATTTTTTGTTTAGGCAAATCTAACTTGGCAATCATTTGCGAATATCGTTTTGTGTAATTAGTTCTTTCTATTCTGTATTTATTTAATGCATCTTTTACTGGACGCCAAATATATCTTGTAAATGCACCTGCTCTTACTTCGTCACGTTCTAAAACAACGCTACCAATTAAACCTTTACCAGTTTTTGTTGCACCGTCCATACCATCTGCCCAATGTTCTATACGTCTAAGCATTGCTTTACCTTGTTGCATTGCTCTCATAAAACGCACTCGTGTTTTTGGTGCTGCATCAACTCCTACTGGTTTTGGCGTTTTCATCCTTGACATAACGTCAACTAATTCATCTACTACTGCTTCTAGCTCTACACGTTTACCTTCTATAACTACTTGTTTATCTCTGCGTGATTGATACCACAATGTCTGAATCATTTCGTAAACAGTATCAAATTTTTCAGTAGTTAAATCTTTTATATCTTGTTGACCTTCACTTGTTAAATCTTCTATTAATGGTTTAAGTTGTTCAAACATATCAGGATTATATGCTTGTAATTTATCTGTGTATGCAGAAGGTTTATCAACAGCAGGGCCTAAACCATAAGCAGCAAGTATTGCTCTAGCAGCACTAACTAAATCTATATTTCTTCTTGTCGCTATTTTTTTGTCAGAACCAAATACTTGTTTAAATTGTTTTTGTGCTTTATCAAATGTTTTATGTATTTCTAATGCTTCTTTAGCTAACTGGTTATTTAATAGCTGTGATTTTTTTGCTTTGATTGCAGCAAGAGTATCACCTTTTTTCATTGCAGCTTCAGTAGCTTTTGCAGCTTTTATTTCATTACGACTAAATTGTGATGGCCTTATATCTCTTAATTTCTTTTTAGCTAACAAATCTTTTGCAACTTGTTTAGCAGCAGCTACCTGATATCGTACTGGTTGCATAGATTTAGATAAAAAACGTAGTTCTACAGATATAAATCTTGCTCTTGCTTCGTTATGTATTGCTTCTTGTACTTGTAGTTCCTGTCTTCTTGGATCAGTAAGATTACTAAATTCATTAAGCATACGTTGATCTGTACGCTCCATAACTACTTCTTTTATTGGTCGCATATCTACTAACGCATTTATCATTTCTACTGGATCTGCAAAATCAAACATCTCAGCAACAAGTAATACAGGCATACCTTCTTTTGCAACCATGCGTTGTCTACGCAATTTCTGTATTTCAGATTTCATGTCGTAAAAAGGTACTAAATTTTGTAATGAATCTGCTGTTATTTTGTGACCTTCCCCAGCTACTACTCTTTCTCCTTGGTCGTTAACAAATTCACCACGTTTTAAAAATGCTTGTACTCTATATAATTTTTCTTTTTCTACTTTATTAGTCTCTTCTTGCATTACTTTTTTTCTTGTTTTTTCTACATCTTTTTGTATATTTTTTAATACTTTACTTCTTGCATTAGACAACCATTTTACTTGTCGCATACTAGCTTTTGTTAATTCTTCCATAGATTTATCTTCTGCTTCTTGCATTGCTTTTGTATATTCACTCCATGTTGCGTCATCCATACCGCTTTGTTCTTGTGTTTGGAACATAGCTTTCATACCGTATATTTCTTCAGCTTGTGTTATCTGTTCTTCACTAGCCAACATACGATCCATAACACCTCTTATTTCATCAGTTAATATTGGCAAGTCTTGGCCGTTTTCTTTTCTGTATATAATGTTTAATTCATCTCTTATAGATCTGTAAATTCTGCGTAAAAACTTACTAAATTTATTAAATATTTCTTGTAATCTAGTACTTGGTGCTTTGCCTTCATATAAATATATTTCGTAATTATAAGCAAAAGCTTCGTGAAATTTTCTTTTTTCATTTATAGATAATTGATTCCAAGCTTGTGCATCCTTAACGCCAAAAAACTTTAACAACGTTTGAAAATCATCAAGTTGTTGTTGTGATGCTTGATCAGACATTGCTATGTCTTCCATGACAGTTAACATATAATGCGCTGTCTCATGTAAAAACGTAGAAAAATCAGATTCTTTTGTTAATACCGTAGTTAATGTTTTAGGATCAAACCCACCTCTTATACCGTCAGGTTCTGATTGCTGTAAAAATTCTCCTACTTTTACTCGAATAGATCCTCTAGGCTTTCCAACACTGAGTCGGAAATCTCTTCGTCCGTTAGGGAATTCATCATCGAGACTAAGTCGAGAAGGGTCGATCCTGATTGCAACTGCGGTATCACCGTAGCCAGTATCTGTGATAGCTCTGGTGGTAACGTAGACATCAGGTTCTCCAGCACTTCTAAGTTCACCGGTGGCTCTGATTTGTTCTGCTGCTCTTCTGTTGGTGTGGTGGAAGACGGTAACTGTTCCGTCTGCGTTAAGGAAGAGTCCTGTGTCTTCGTCAATCCTTCCTTGTTGTTGGAAAGTTCCTCCAACATCTGTGTTATCTGCTCGTCCTGTACCATCTCGTTGTGTTCTTGCTGCACGCTCATCGGATTGTAACTGTAACTCACTATCAACCTCCTGTAATTTAGTTTGTATAAGGTCATTTGCTATACCTAGTTTAGCAGCAAAACCAACCGCAGCATTGGCATAATCAGGTGCTTCATTATCGGCATAACCTGTTTCTACTGCTGTTTCTTTTAATTTTGCTGAGTCATATAATCTTTTTTCTGGATACCAAACAAGTGCTTGCAAATCTGCCATTGTTAAATCTGGCTCTGTTTGTTGCATTGTTTCCAATACTTGTGTAAATACTTTTACAATATTTCTTCTTTCTGGTGCGCCACTTGGTGCTTCTTTTTGCCCATCATTATCTTTAGCTAATAAATTACCTCTTTTACGCAATAAATCACCAAGACTTAATGTCTTATCGCCTTTTCTAGGTTGACCCATTATGTCTATAAATATTTGCTCGTGTTTAGGATCTTCTGCAAATGTTGCAATTTGCGCCATAGCAACACGATTAGCAGGTAATGTAGATGCGTTTTTAATTGCTAGTGCTACGTTATCAATGTCACCTAATGTAAGTTTTCTACCTATGATTGCTTCAAACGCTTTTTTTTGTTCTTTTGTTAATGACCTAATAATTTGTTGTATATGATTACGTTTAATTCTTGCTTGCTTTGTTTTATCTGTAACTAATGTAGCTGTTACACGCCCCCAAGTACGCATTAACCATCTATCCATAGTTAATTGTTCATAGTTACCGTATAGATTTGCAAAAAACCCATTACCAATTTTAGGCCCTGCTATTGCAGCACCATAAACCATTTCTGACAAACCATAGCCACCGCCTACATTTCTACCTGTATATTCTTTTACTTCTCTTACTGTATGCATTGTTCTCATAAATTCTTCTAATTCTGCAAAAGGTTTTTCTGCCAATAATCTATTCATTGTTTTAAATGCTATTTCCATAGCTTCTCTAGCTTCACCACCTGATTCAAACACTTCTGGCAATACATTATTTTCTTTATAAAAAGCATATGCTTGTTCTGCTAATTCAAAGTTCTTATCAACTTTTATACCGTTAGATGTAACAGCTAACGCCCATTTAAAAATAAAATTAGATTTAACATCAGTAGCAATCTCAGGATGAATTATAGAAAGTACACCTAATGCTTTACTAACTTTTTCGTTATACCAACCAACAGCATTTGCATTTTCTTGCAAAGCAAAACGTGCATCATCTAATAATGTTTGTACTAAATATTTTTCTGTTTCTACAGAAGAATCTGTAAGATCTATTTTAGCTTTTTTCGCTTCTGTTTTTATACGGTTTTGTATTTCTAATTTAAAATCCCGGTTAGTTGCAAATGGTTTACTAGCTGCAAAATCAAAATTTTCTACAATTCGTGCTATCTGATATACAGCTTGCGGTACTGGCTTACCTTTTTTTTGTTTACCTCTTTGTGCCAATATTTCTTGTGTTTGTTGTTTATATATGTTTGCTATTTCTGTATCCCATGTACCACTATTCATTGTTGATTTAACTGCTTTATTATCAAACACAACTATTTCGTTACCATCAAGCACAGGCATAATTGCACCGTCATATCCTTGTTCAATAAGATTGTCTTTAAACTGTTCTGCTGATACTTGACCTGATCTAACTAATTCTTTGTCATCTGTAGTTGCTTTATATGGATTTTCTAAACGTACATACAAAGGCATAATAATTGGATCTGTAGGGCCAGCAGGTAAACGACCATTTTTAATTCTTTGTTTTTTTAAATTTGTATAGTATTTCGCTAAATTTTCATTATCAGTTACATATACACCAGTACCTAACCATCCCTCATCTAATCTTTTTGGATGAGATAAATCA